CACCAGTATATATTGGAGATAAAGCAGTAACTGAATTATCATCTGCATTACAAATTAATGATTCATTTCAAACAACACAAAACGTAAGTGGCACTAGTGTGAAAAAAGGAGGAGCATCATAATATGGCATTAATGGATTTAAAATCAAATCTAAGCTGGTACGGAAGTCCTCCAGAAGCAAATTATTTAGATAATACAAATGCTAAAGGATTCACAGCTGAGCTACAGCCATTAGCGCCATCCGAATTTGCAGGAGTTAATGGAGAACAATATACTCATACTGGAATACAACAATTAGGAACTCTTAAATTTGGTGATTGGTTTCTTAATGATGATGCATTAGGGTTTACTCAAAACATGTTTTTAAAAGGTGGCCAAAAGAAAGAATCTCAATTTGTAGGTATAGATGGAGAAAACTTTGTATATACAGGTAAGACTGGAATAGGAGATATAACTAAAAACATATATTCTGAAATTCAAGAAACATTTGAATCTCGATTTGTATTTAATGATGACCTTACAGTAGATGTAATTGGAGGTAAAGGTTTTAGTAGAGATGGAACATCTGTAGAATCAATTGCAAGACCTCAATCTGCAGATGGATTTGTTATACGAGACGGGATAACTCCAGATTCATCTGTATCCAAAAGAAAAGCTCAGTTAGGTGTAGGTTCACCATGGATAGGACATAAACCAGGTTGGTATGATAAAGATGGAAAGAAATATGGCGATCAAGTTATAAGAGCTGATTGGAAAGATGATGAAGCACAATTAAAAGTTGGATTAGCTCATAAATATACTAAGAATACTCCAATTGATGATATGTATAATAAATTTAATTTACGAGAAGATGCTCATCAAATAGGTTATATAAAACATCCACTAATAGTAAGAGGTATTCAAAGAGAAGGAAAAACTAAAAATCAAAGATGGGGTATAGGCGATACAGTTGCAGGACAAATTTCAAGTTTATTAGATTTACCAAGAGCAGGTGTTTTAACATCATTAGAACGTGGAGCAATAGATATTGCAAGATTAGGAAAGTTTATGGTGTCACCTCCTGGATTAGCATATATAGTTAAACAGGTAGGACAACAATTAATGAATCCTAATGTTGAAAGTCCAGATGGTAAAGTACAAAAAATAGCTCATAAAAATAGTACAAAACTATGGACACCAGTTAATCAATTGTTACAACCATTAGCTGGATTAGCTGGAATGCATATAAGAAGACATGGATTCTTACCAGTTGATTTACCAGGTACGACACCAGGTACTTATGGAGAAGTTCATACACAAAGAGATACTGCAGGAGACCATACCAAAAAAAATCGTTTAGTACTACTAGGAGCAGAATATGGTATGGCCGCAGGAGAAAAAATATCATTATCATTACCTACAGGAAAAGAACCTATAGTATTAGGAGGATCAGAAAAATCAAGAGTTGGATTTACTGGTAATGGAATATTGACAGGCCAAACAGGTCCAGGATCAGTTGGAGGTATAGGAAGTACTGAAATTAAAAGAGGAGCAGATTCTACATTAAAAACTCAGTTTGGAGATGGAGATGCAAAATTAGGAGCAGGTGAATTAAAATATAGTGAATATTTTGCAGCATTTTATCATTATGGTCGTCCATATCAAAAAGTAAAAGATTCAACAGATAGTGGTAACACAAGAAGTCAAATTGATCTTGGAGATTCAAAACAAGAAAAAGGACCTAAAAGTTATCAACAAACTTTAGCTCAAAGAGCAGGTTCAGTTAAAAAAGGTGATGAATATAAAGGATATGATGAAACCAAAGCTGATTGGGGAGCTCAAAGTTCAGACGATGCTGATTCGGTTATGTCAAACGAGCTTTTAGGAGGAAAGAGAAAAGATAAATACAAAGGAATAAGAAATATTACAAAAGACAGAACTCCAGAATCATCTGCCATAATTGATTTTCGTACAATGAAAGATGGATCAGTTAAAGCATATGGAGATGATGCAAAGCTTAATCCAAAGAAAGATAAAACATTAACAGTTAGAGGTTATCCAAATTTCTTACCAACAACAGACGGTGAACGAAAAGATCAACCAGATATGTATTATAACTCATCCGATCCTGGATTAATAGGATTTTATTTTAATCCAGTTGATCCAGCAAGCAGTATGGGAGGAAGAGGTAATATCGGATTTAGAGCATATATAGATTCATTAGATGATGCATTTACTCCATCATGGAATCAACAACAAGATCAAGGAAGAGCAGATTCATTAATACAATATACTGGGTTTGCAAGAACAGTAAGTGTATCTTTTAAAGTTCCTGTAACATCGGCTGGTGAACGAAAAGAAGTTTGGAAAAGATTAAATAGGTTAGCAAGAATTACAATGCCAAAATATGGAGGAGCAGGGTTTTATGGTCAATTTGTTCGAGTAACTATAGGAAATTTATATAGAAATATTCCAATGTATATAAATGATTTAACATATTCTTGGGATGCAGAAACTCCATGGGAAATTTCAAAAGGCGAACAAGTACCATTTATAACAAATGTTGATATATCATTAGGATGGATTGGAAATTCAGCTCCATCAGCTGATCAATTAGCATATAATTACGGATAATATTATGGATAGATATCAAGCTACAAAGATGCATAAAACAGGTAAGAGGTGTTATAAAACTACAATAATACCAAAAATACCAACACAATCTACAGATCTATTTATTATATCACGCGAAGGAGATAGATTAGATTTATTAGCCAATGAATTTTACCAAGACGTTAGCTTATGGTGGGTAATAGCAGAAGCAAATCAAGTAGGTAAAGGAACGACAGTCGTACCAGCTGGAATCCAAATGCGAATTCCAAATCCAATAACACGTGATATATTAGATTTAATTTATAAAGCAGAAGAGGAAAGATAATGAGTTTTTTCTTTGCACAAGCAGATTCTAAAGTATTTGCAGCTATAGAGCGTCGTAGAAAACTTGCCAAGGGGAGTAATTATAATCCTAATCTACGTAATGGATATTGCAAGATTACAACTAAATCTGGAGAAACAATATTTGATCCAGCTAAAGGAGGAGTATTTGCAACAGGTGCAGATAGATCTATCGGCGCTACATATGGAACTGGTACAGGTAAACCAAAACCTTCTTTGTTAAGTTTAGAAGTAACAGTAGAAGGAGATGCAGGCTCTTTAAGAAGAGCTACAGGTAAACTAGTATGCCATGATTTAGATTCATTTTACGATTTAGAAAAACAATGTTTATTACCTAAAACAGAAATTAAAATTAAATATGGATATTCAAATCCAGTTGATGCAACAGATACATCAGATGAACTTGATTTTACAGTTTATGATTATGCTTTTACTTTAGACGAATCAAACAATATTCAGGTAACTTTCAAAGCGGTAGGTAAAGGTCAAGAAATCCTAGAAGCTAATTCAATGGGAACTACATATTATAAATTTTTATCTCCTGGAGATTTTGTTCCAAGATTTGTAGCTGATTACAATTGGACAAATGAAAAGCGAGATGTGTCAAGTTTAGCAGATGCATTAGATTATTTAGTCCAATGGGAAGTAGGAGCATTAAATACTTCAGGATTTGAACCTGGAAAAAATACAGGATGGTTCCATGATAAACGATCAACTATATCAGCAGGAGGGCATGAACAAACTGGTATAGATTTTTGTGTAATGAAAGCTCCTTCTGATTATGAACCACCAAATAAACAAAAAGTAGGTGTATTAACTTTAGATAGAATTACATATTATTCATTAAATTTCATATGCTGGGTAATTAATCATTACGTTACTAGAGATGAAGACACAAATATTATATGTGATGGAAATGTAACAAAAGGCAGAAAAGGAAAATTTCCATAT